CATACGTCAACCGAACATCCACAATCTTGTTCTCTACGGTTAGCCTACTCTTATGATTCTTACAATGAATGATATTACCGATAACCTCAGTACCGTCTTTCTCTTTCTTCTTACTGAGATAGATGATACTACTCGCAGCATACTTCAGACCAGAACCGCCGCCCATCTCCTTGGTGGAGAACAGACCCATACTCTCATAAGTATGATTCGTTACGACCATCGGGACTTTCGCTCGCCCAAGTTTCAACGTCAGAACTCGAAACGCCGCTTTGAGAACCTGAGCTCTTGTCATATCTCTGGTTTCTTTACCATCCGTGGTGTCTTCGACTTCCTTCGTGGTACTCAGCATACCCAATGAGTCCAGACAGAGGAACAACGGCTTGCGGTCACTCTCATTCTGCGCCATGTAGTCGTCAATCACTCGAATTGCCTGTGTGCGAAACTCCTGTACGGTTGTGACAGGAAAGATCACCATGCGTTTCGGATCAATTCCACGGTCCACCACCATGTTCTTGGTAATCGCACTTTCACTTTCGAAGTATATGACACCAGCGTCTGGATCAATGTCGAGAAAGTTCTTTACGATACCCATAAGGAAATACGTCTTACCAGTTGCACTCTCTCCTGCAATCGCAGTAATCTTGTTTGCGGGTAGTCCCCCGTATATGGAACCACTCAGTAGTCCATTGAAGATATATGAGCCAGTATCAATGAAACTGTCAACATCCCCTGCTTCAACACCGTCATCCACGATAGCTGCGTATTCATTACCAGCATTCTTGATAACGTCTCTTAGAAAATCATTCATATTTAATCCTTTTTATCCATAGTTGTAAATTTTTGATCACCCATTGGTACACCCTTTGTTGTTGGTTCATTATCAGACTCTTCAAGCATTTGATCAATCTCGGCATCATCGGGCATCTCTAATTGAGGAAGACCTTTAAGACTTAGTTGTTCCTTTGCTAATTGACCAGCTGGTGTATTTAATGTTTTCTCTATAATATCCCGTACTTCGGGTTCTACGGAAACCTTCTTGCCAAACATTCCCGCACCATCAATCTTTCTTTGCAACAAGACCATCCCCCTTGCAAAATCCATTTCTCCCTCAGAGATGTTGGTTTCTTCTTCTTCCAACTCTTCCAGTTCTTCTATGTCTTCCAACAAATCAGCAATCTCTGCGAGTTGCATCAAGTCATCTTCTTCAGCCATGGATATCTCCTATACGCATTGACACATTATCATGTACGCGAATCCAAATACTACTATACACCCTACAACAAAGAATGTCAAGGTATAAAACAATGCTTTCAGAGATTTAATTGGATGTCGTATAAAATAACACACAAGAAACCCTATGAGAAGTATTCCCAGTATAATAGTCATGGTGTAGTATTTATCTCCAGTTAAGTCAGCGAAAGGCGCTCAGGTTTGGGTGGGGGGCTCTATCTCACAGATACGAGTTCTCATGTACTCAGTAATAAGTGGATCAATCTTCAAGTCCATATCAGTAATTCTCTGTAGTTCCATTTTGAATACTGTAAGGGTAGGCATATCTGCACCGTTGATGTTCTTTGACATGAGGGGAAACTCCTTATAGGTAATTATATAGGGTAGTGCAATCGAAGTACGCTGAGGTTTAGGGGGGGTCTGAAATATTGCTTTGGATACTTATTGCATTTATAGACTAGGTAAGTCATGTCAGTTCTAACCCCCCTAAAGGCCTATAGCTATATAAGGTGGAGAGAGGGGGAATCGAACCCCCTGTTAGGTAGTGTGAGCTACCTTGATATGTTCTCACAATGCATCCCTGTACATGTGACCGTCAGCCTCACAGCGATCTTCAGTCTCAGTCCAACAGGGACTATATCATTCACTCAACCAGACTCTCCTCAATAAAAGAGAGAGTGTCGGTCCACTTAGCATTCTAGCAATATACGAAAGACCATTCGGGACACTCTCTGAGTATATCTTACTATATCACACTAGAACAGCTTCGTCAACCATATTCTTAAACTTATTTAACGCCTCTCCATAGGAAGAATTGAATACCTCATTACTAGAGAAGAATGGGCTCTTCTTCACCTCTATCTCATACCGATAGTTCCCATACGACCAGAGGTACATGGGAGTAACCTCATCAAGGCTGCTCTTGCCTGTTGCACACAATGTAGTCATATCAAAGTCTCCGTTGTTTCTCATTATACCTAACTATACCATACGCAGACGGTATTGTCAATGGCTAATCAGCATCTTTCTCAAATAATTTCTCTACTCTCTCACGCCAAGCCTTAAACTCTGTGAATCCTCTGTCAGTCATACGGGTGCCACTCTCCATGCAATATTCTGCATACATGTCACGATATTCCTGTTCATTCATTACATCATCCTCTTGATGGCCAGAGTGGTATCAAACCCACCCTCATTATACTCTTTCACAAACCTGTCAGTGAACTTCACATAGTCATCGTCACCCTTGAAGTCCTTACCAGTGATCTTCTCATACAGCACAGTCATCCAAGTGGCATCCAGTACATACATGGGGTTCTTATCAGTACCCACGTTCACAATGGGGTTAATGTCAGTAATATCAGTCATTCGTTAGTCCTTTATGTCTTATCAACCATCCTACAAGCTAACTATACCAGGCTGTCAAGGTAGAGTCAAGGCATAAATCGGCGAATTCTCAAAATAAATCTCGGTATGTGGCACTTGTCAACCCCCTAAATAACTGTTAAAGTCTCACTCTGCTCCCCTCATATTCATGTTTATTTAAGCCTTTAATGCTAATGGGTTATTATGGGTATTTATGGGTATATTCCCCACATTTCTTCCGCAAGCGCCTTGACTCCCCACTGTTTACATGATATAAATAGGGTATCATGAATACATTTTTAGAAATGCTCACAGAAGACAAAGGCGGTAAGAACCTTCACCTAGAACACATAGAGGATGAAATCCTTAACTATGGTGTGGATGGAGGGCGTGCTGCGATTAACTTTCTACAGTCATTGCGTGATATGTTGGCTGGTTCAGCGCGTAGTAGTGTCAATATGACTGTGAAATGGGATGGAGCTCCTGCTATATTTGCTGGTATTGAACCCGAAACTGGTGACTTTTTTGTTGCTAAGAAGTCTGTGTTCAATGTCAACCCCAAGTTATATAAGACAAATAAGGAGATCGATGCTGATCTGTCAGGAGAGTTGAATGCTAAGTTTAAGGTTGCATTACGAGAATTTAGTAAGTTGGGCATCAAGGGTGTACTCCAAGGTGATCTTATGTTCACGAATGATGTGGAAACAGACACTATCGACGGTGTTTCACATTACACTTTTCAGCCTAATACTATTGTCTATGCTGTACCTGTTGATAGCGTATTAGGTAAACAAATCAAATCCGCGAAAGTCGGTATTGTCTGGCATACGACCTATTCTGGGAAAACATTACAGGGTATGAAGGCGTCATTCGGTGCGAACATAAAAGGACTGAAGAGGTCTGCATCTGTGTGGATGGATGATGCAACCTATAAGGACACATCTGGTACGTCTACCTTTACCAGTACGGAGACGGATAAAATCACTGCGACTCTTTCGCAAGTGGGTAAGACGTTTCAGAGTATCAATGCAAATGGTTTGCGTAAGTTTCTTACTGTGCAGAATGGCATGACAGGTGCAATCGCGGGTGCATCACTCAAGACCTACAATAACAGTAAGGTTCGTGCTGGTGAGAAGATTACTAACCCTGCTGCACATGCGAAAGGGTACGAGAAGTGGGTGTTTGACTCCATTCAGAAACAGATTGACAAGGCTAAGAGTGACGCTGGTAAGAAGAAATACACTGATATGCAGAAGGAATATGTGCGTGAAGTCAAAAAGCACACACGCAACCTCACTCAGATCATCACCTTTCAGAACCTATTGGTGGACGCAAAGATGCAAATTGTTAAGAAACTGGACCGCGTGAGAAGTATCGGCACCTTCATACGCACTGGTAACGGGTTCAAGGTGACCAACCCCGAAGGTTATGTTGCGATAGATCGTGTATCTGGTGGTGCTGTCAAGCTGGTTGATCGTATGGAGTTCTCATACAACAACTTCACCGTAATCAAGGCATGGGATCGATAGTACCTGCCTCTATTATCTCATCTATGTGCCTACCACAACCTATGCATACATTATCCTCATTCAGAGTGCATGTACCAATGCAGGGTGAGTCTTCCTTTATTTCTTTTGCAGTCCTATTCATCTGTCGTAGCAAACTGTACTCTGCCTGTCTCTAACTGTTCATCTATCTGATCAGCGAGTATATCACCCATAAGTGTCATGAACTCTTCCTCATCGATGTCCTCAAATGCAAGCCCTGCATTTTCCAAGATTTCGAACTCAAAGGATAGATCTGCACGCCCATCGTCTGTTTGTGGTAGATTGATTTTAGTATAACCCCATGCAACACCCTTGTACTTACCATCTTCCATCATGATAGCCATGTGTTCGTATCCGTCTTTTGTCACAAATGAATATGTGTTTGGTTCAACTCTGTTCATTTCCATACCCTTTCCAGTACGTTATATTCGTCTATTTTCTGCTCTTCATATCTATCTGGTGTAATCTTCCACCATACTATGCCTATTGATACTCTATTACCCTCATATGGTTGCACTCTATGCGTCAATGTTGCATCAAAGTATATCAGTCGATTGGGTATTGGTTCGAATGTTGTGGTGCATTTCCAATCTGATACAGGGCCGGGACCACCTATCTCAAGGTGGCCACCACTGTCTGGTGACCTCATATAATAGATGAATGTACTCTCAGGCAGTGAATTTATGGGATATTCGTCACAATAGGATAGAATGTCGTTATGCCACACAGGGTCTACTGGGCGCACGTTATACCACGCTGTAGCGCCCAATGCGGGTTCTTTTACATAGTTATACGTTGAATGCACCATCTTTGTCAGTGCATTGGTGTCGGGGTTCGATGCAGCACCCACCCAATGTACTTTCGCATACTCAATATGAAGGTTATTCAGTGCATCCATATGGTCCTGTTCCAGATAGTCGTCAATGATTTTCATCCCCTGTAGTACCTCTCTGGCCTATTGTCAACCCATTTCTTTGGACCTTCTGTCCAGTATTGTTCGTTTACACTTGCATTCCACCATCCAGCAACAAGTGCAGTGCCTATACTGTAACCACCCTCTTCTCTCAGGTGTATATACCATTTATACCATAATGCAGTCATCCTATGGTATATCCATTCATCTTCATCCATATGGCCCATGCTATGAACATCAGGGTTCCGAACATGATCACCCACACATACCACGGATTATTCATACTTGCCATCCCTCTCCAAAATCAGTCGTATCAAACGTGGGAGTATCGAATTCATCCTTCTCCACAGTCTGATTAGCGTCAGCAAGGCCCTTCTGTTGGTCTTCTTCTACGTCGAATAGGCGCATTTTTGCACGATCTATT